ATGGAGGGAGTGCCTGATCCAAAAACAAGGGAATTAAGCGAGAGAGAGAAAAAGGCAGCACTTGCTTTTGGTATGTCTTACGAGAGATATAGGGAGCTTACAGATAAACATAATAAGGAAATGAGGTCAAAAAATGGCAATTAAATATAAACAAGATAAAAATAATGAGTTTAAGTCCGTAGATAGAGATATCAGGGAGCATGATCTTGAAAACAATGATTTTGATTTGATGTTTACTGATTCAACCTGTCCTTTTAAAGCATTAATTGACGAAATAATGCAACCGGGGGAAGAATATTATTTTGCCTTTAATAGCCCTGAACGTATTAATAGGTTACTGGCAAAAAAGTGGTATATCGTATCTCCTGATAGGCTTAAAAACAAACGTACTTATAGAGGAGACTTAAGATCAGAAAATGATTGTATTACTACCGGTGATACTATCCTTTTAGCCCGAGATGAACGTTACGGCATAAAAGAGCAGGAATATTACCAAAATAAGGCTATAAGAGTAATGCGTGATACTTTGCAAAAAGTACAAACGGACATCTATAATCCGGTCATGCCGTTTTCAGACAGGGCAATGTAGGATATTATGTCTTATTCTAAAATCATACTAAATAGCGATATTAAACTATCCTGGCCTTATCCACGCACCGAAGGGGAGATTGCTAGTGACATTAATAATGTGATTTCTGAAAATGATGCATATACAATTACTCTTCCCCCAAGTAATACTGTAGAAACAGGTACTAGCTTGTTGTTTAATAATGTCGGGCAAAAAGACTTTACCCTCTTATATAACGATGGGACGCCGCTAACTAACGTAATTATTCCCGGGGAAGTAATACAGATATATCTCACTGAGAATCTGACTAGTAAAGGACTATGGCAGGTAATACCTTTTGGAGGCGGTAGCAGCGGTATAGTAAGCTTTTCTACAGAAAGTCTGAATAACAGCTTGCAGATTACAAATTCAACTGTTACCCCTCCGACCGGTAACATCATTTTTAAAATTGCCGATTCGTTAAATAATTTAAATAATCTAGCTACTCAGGTACAGAATGGGTTTTTAGTAATAACCGGTAATACTCCATTAAGTTTTGTAACTCGAAAGATAGGAGGCGGCTCTAATATAAATGTACAAAGCGGTGATGGGGAAACAAACGATGTAATTATCAATTTAGCCGACTCTCTAGTAGGATTATCCAGTATTAATGTCGGTAATCTCTTGATCTCGGTAAATACCATTACTACCGCAAGCGGCGATCAGGATATTAATCTAGCTACTGTAGATGATGGGGTAATCAATTTAAACAGTACTCAAATTGATAATGTCGGTAATATGAGCGTACCGGGGAAGATTATAAATCCTGCTACTGCTAAAGCTTATTGCTTCTTTTACGATAATAATGCCCCGACTAATAATATTCAGATAGAGAGCAGCTTTAATATAGCCTCGGTTAGCGGAGCGCAAGGGTCATATGTTATAACGTTTGCTACTCCTTTTCCTGATGGTAATTATGCTGTATTACCGGCATTAGCACGTGGAACGGAAGTAATAGCGCCGTTTCAGGTGTTCTTTAGGTCTAGGTCAGCTACTGAAGTAATCGTTTTTGCAACCGATACGCTCGGCAATTTACTTCCTGTACTCGACGGCGTATCTGTGGTAGTATTTGGTAGTTAATTTTTAAAGAATTTAATCGAGAGAATGTGTTATGGAAGATGAAGAATTAAAAATATATGATTACACAGTTATAGAAACATTTTTAAATCCTGAAGGTTTTTTTTCTGTTAAAGTACGTCTACACAAAAAAAATAAACATAAAGTACTTTTTAAATTTGCCATTAAACTTATAGAAGATTTATTTAAAAATTTCATTTCTGAAGAAGAAATAGAAAAAAAATTAAATACTCTCTTAATGGAAAATAAGAAATTTCTTTTCATTAGATTAGTTCGATTGGCACTTGGTAATGAGACAATCAAAACGCAATTACGGGCAAATCAAACCGGTGTATTCATTATTGACCGTGAGAAATGGCAAAAAATAATGGACAGGATAGAACAAGAAGAGCTTGAAGCAATACTCGCTCAAGGACTTGAAGATATCTGAACAATTATAAAATAGTAGTGCGATTTGCAAAAGTAACAGTCTTTTTGCTATAATATAATTAGATAGAAAAAAGTCATGACTAGACTTAAAAAGGTCGTAGTTTGTAGCTAAATCTTTTCTAAAAAAGCTACCTCTGTCATCGCAAGACACAAAAAGGCTAGTTTTGAAACTTATCTAGAATCAAAGTTTATCGTCATAACTAGACGTTAAAAGGTCTTTAAAAGCTTGAATTAGCTTATCTTTTATAACAATTAAGCATCGCTTTGAATTGTTACGTATTTTTAATACTTTTTAATAAATTTTAAATTAAAAGAGGAAATAATTATGTCTAATGGCATTAACGCCCCTTATGGATTGCAAATAGTTCAATCTCAAATAGGAAATGGCGGAACACAAAAACTAGGTCAATACTTTATTTATGCAGATCCTACTGGTCAAAATACTTGGAATACTAATATTTTCCAAGGTGATATGGTTAAATATTATCCAGCAAGAACTGCCGCTACATGGGACGCTCAATTAGGCACTATAGTACCGGCATTAACTCCACAAGCTGGGGCAGCGGCAAATACAATAGTAGGAGTACCTGTAGGGATTTTTATAGGTTGTCAATTTACGGACGCCTTAACTGGTTATCAAGTAAATTCTGATTACTGGCCAGCAAGCAGACAAGTTAAAGCAGGTACAAAAATTATTGCTTGGGTTAATGATGACCCAGAAGTAGTCTTTAAAGTTCAAATGTCTACTTCAACAAATAACACTCCTGCTGCTGCTCAAAACAATATTGCTCCATCTATATTTCAATATATTTTTTCCGGTCAAAATGCCAAATTACAAGTAGGAGGAGTAGCTTTTAATGCTCCAGCAAATGCAGTTCCTACCAATAATCCGGCAACAGGTAATACGACAACTGGACAATCTGCTTATTATTTAGATGGTAGTTCAATAACTTTAGCCGTTGGAGGAACTGGTAATGCAGGATTTGAAATAAAAATTATTGGATTAGTTCCAGAACTACAGACAAATGCAAATCCTACAGGATTAGTACAAGGTGTTAATATGCCTTTTATTGATGTGTTATGTAAATTTAACGTGCATATCCATGGGTCTACAGGTACTCCAGGCGTATTCTTCACTAACTAGGATTAGGATCATGTCCATAATAACAAGTAGCAATATGCCATCTCTTTTAAAGGAGGGATTATATCTACCGAAAGAGAAGAAAAAAACGTCTGCTACAGAGAAGAATCAATATAAAAAAACTAAAACTAAAAATAAAGGTAAATAATTATGTCTATTATAACAACCGGTGATATTCCAAGTCTGCTTTGGCCGGGTCTTTATGAGGTAAAATCTCAGTATGATCGGTTTAAGGGGGAATATACCAAAATCTATGAACAAGGTAATTCTATCAAACATACCGAAAGATTGGTTGATATTAGAGGAACAGGTTACGCTCTTGAAAAAACTCAAGGTGCTCCTATTAAAATGGATACCATGGCTGAGCGGTTTGTTTATGAATTTGTCCATCGGGAATTTGCTCTCGGTTTTCAGATTACCAATATTGCCATGGAAGATGATCTTTATGCCGATCAGTTCTTTAACGGTACTAAATCGCTTACTACTTCTTATGAACAAACCAGAGAAGTAGTAGCAATGAACCCTTTTAACCAGGCATTTAACACAGCAGCTACTCTAGCCAATGGGCAACCTCTTTGCTCCGGTTCTCAACCTTACGACGGCGGTGTTTATTCCAACAAAGTTGGAGCATATAACAATGTTGGTGTTAATGTTGATTTTAGTGAAGCAGGTGTTGAGCAGGCGGTAATTCTTGCCGGTAAAATGAAAGATCAGGCAGGACTGCTAATTAATGCTCAAATTGAGAGATTGTTACTTCCACAAGATTTAATGTTCTCAGGTTGCAGGTTACTTGAGTCCGTATTTAGAACAGGAACGGCTAATAACGACATAAATGCACTTTATAACATGAAGGCTATTCCGCAAGGTTATGAAGTAAGCCATTTCTTAACAAATCCTAGCAACTGGTTTGGATTAACTAACGTTAAGGGAACTCGTAAGCATTTCGTAAGAAGACCGCTTAAAGTAAATGTTACAACCGATCCTGTAACTGAAACTATGTCAGTGCTTGCATCAGGTCGTTATTCTTTTGGTATGTTTACTCCTCTTGGTGTAATTGGCGCAACAGGATCAACAGCTTAAACCTTTAGAAATAAGCTTTAAGAATCTGTTTAAAGAAAGAGGCACTAACTAAATTAGCTAGTGCTTCCTACAATATAAATAAAAGGAGAAATTATGTCTCAATTTTATGAATACAATTGGCCTGCTCCCATAGCAAACGGAATATCACTTTTCCAGACAATGACAGCAAATATTCCGTTACTGTTAAATGGTTCGTATGTGAACAAAACCACAAGAGCAGTTAACTTTGTTGGTGATTTTGGCATTGTTCCAAGAATTACGCTTAATTCAGCTGCTAATATTTCCGGTATTAATTTTCTTATTACCGGTTATCAGAATGGGGTTTTTATTAGCGAAACCTTAACAGGGCCAAATGCAAATACAGTTACAAGCGTCAACTGCTTTGATACATTGCTGCAGATAATTCCAAACACCACTAGCGTTTCTACTATTCAAGTCGGTGCTGCTTCTGTTGGATATTTCCCAATTATCCTATTAAATACTGCCTTAGTTAATACTTCTTCTATAAGTTACGCCTTAAATATCGTAGCAGCAACGGCTAATCCTGCTACTTATCAGGTATTTTTATCGCTAAAGAATAATTTAGGCATGGGCAAATACGATGATTTAACGTCGGCCACTAATGGTAATTTTGCAGCTCCCGCCGCCGCCGCTACTGCATCTGCATTAATACAGTATAATTCTTTAGCTAGCAATTTACTCATTAAAATTGGCCCTAATAATAATAACTCGATTCTTAAAGCTCAATTCCTGCAATTGTAAGTTAAAGAGGAAGATAAAATGCCGGCAACTAGCGGAAGTTATAATTTTAATAGCATAAAAGGAGAGCTGATTATCAGAAAGGCTTATGAGTTAATCGGCATGCCTCTAAGCATGGTAACTGCCGAGCAATATAATTCAGCACTTAATATTATCAATTTTATCTTAAGCGATTGGACTAACTCCAATGTTAACTTATGGACATTAAAACTAAATCCTGTTTTCTTAACTCCGGGGC